AATAGTGGATTAACATTAATGAATTAAGATTCTGAGTTCGCCAGTACTCGGAAACAGAAACTGGCAAACTTAAAAGAAAAATATGTAGGATATTTCTTTTTTTTCTTTTTTTGAGCCAAGCTTTCCTGCACTTCCTCCATCTGCTGCTTCATCTCCATACTTTTTCTTAAACTGCTCAGTTACATAATTAACATAAGCAATATCTCTTTTGTTTGGATCTGAATATCTAGGATCAGCCATTAAAGCTTTTAAGTCAGTATCTGTTGCAGCAGAACTAACAGCAGCACCTTGAAGATCTCCAATAGATGGAGTAGCTATAGTATGCATGATCTGTTCCATTGTTTGAATACCTTGAGCAGTAGAACATAAATGTTCTACAGCAGAATACCCATCTTCATCTAAATGTTTTTTTGACCATAATTGCACAGCTTCTATTCTTGCATCAGCATTATCTCCTAAAGCTGACATTTCAACATTTGGATCTGGTAATTCAGCTTTCTGTGCTTCCATATACATATTAACCATAGAATTAACTTCATCTTGATTCATTTTATTTTCATGTGCTGTTTGTTTAAAATACTGCCAAACTGGAGATTCTTCCATATAATTTGTTTGTTCATCATCATAATCTCCTTCTGGTAGATTTAATTTATAAGCATCTGGACTTTCAGGAACATCAACAAGAGCTTGTTCATTATGTTCTTTTGTAAGTTCCTTAGTTAATTCTTCCTTTCGTTGTCCTAACTTACCTTCTAAGTTACGATAACTTTCAGATAGTTTTTCAACTTCAACTAATCCTTTATCTGTATTCCAGAACTTATCCATACCTTTTAAATATTCAGGCATTTCTGTAGTTACTGGTTTTTGTTGAACAGAATAATCAGGTACAGATTCTTTTATTGATTCTTCTGCTGATTCTTGTGGTTGTTCTTTTGGTTGTTCTTTTGGTTGTTCTTGTGGAACTTCCTTGACATCATCACTTGATGATGGACTTGTTTCGGTTGTCGGTTCTTGATCGGGCATCTTTACCTCCTTGGTTGTGTGATGTTATCCTTTTTAATAATATAGCGACTATATAACGCATACCTTCTAAATGACGAAGGTGTTCATTAGTTACATTTGGACCACTAACTGCGTCTACAGATATTGATCGTAAATATTTAATAACTTCTTGTCCATTAGGACCAACAAATACAGATGCAACTAATTCGTTTAATTTATTTTCAGCTTCAGGTGATCTAGCATATCCATCTATGCTAATCCCTCCTTGTTTTTTTTCTTCTAGTAAATCTTTCCAAGCCATTATTGAGCTCCACCTTCAGGTAATTGTTGTTGTGCTAATTGTTGCATTTGTTCTAAAATTGCTTTTTGTTCTTCTTTATCACGAATTAAGTTTCCTGGCAAGCCCATTTTTCTACTAATATATTCTGCTACAGCATCTGTTTTAATAAACATATTTAATGATTGTGGTCCAAATTTACTACCTATTAATTCTAAGAATCTATCTATAATCATAACATCCTGGTTATTTTGTGCTTGAGCTAAAGGAGATACTGGTTTAATTTGTATTTCTTTATTACCAATAGATGGTAAATTAATTCTTCCTTGTTTTCTTAAAATATATATAACTCTTTTTAATACAGGTATAACAAATTCTGCTTGTAATCTACCAAAAGCAGCACCAATTTGTCTTGAAAGATCTGCCATTCTTTCTGTAATTTCTGTTGCTGTAGCTGGAGTTTTATTTGGATCTCCCAGTTGTTCATTATACAATGCTTTTTTAATATTTAATCTCATATCTTGTAAGATAATTTGAGCAACATCAAACAGGTGCTCTTGGAATAATAGAACCAGGTACTAATTGTAATGTATCTGGATTAATTACTCCATCATCATCTACCTGATACATACCTGATATTGACATTTGAGCATTTTCTAATATTAACTCAACTGTTAAATTACAAGTCTTAATTGCTGGAAGAGCATTAAGTAATGGACCTCTTCCATATACTTCTCCTGCTGCTTTAGACCATCTAAATACTATCCAAGGATTTGCTCCTTCTCCTTTAAATTCTGTTTCTATAATTAAATGTTTTCTTTCTTTTAAAATGACAGAGTATTTCCATTTTAATTCATTTAATTTAGTCCAATCTCTTATAACTACTTCTATAACTTCACATCTTTTTTGTGGATTTTTTCCCATCTGTTGCATTACAACCTCTGGGAAATATCCTTTAGGATAAGCATTAGGTAGATCTTCTACTTTAATCCATCTTGTTCTAAAGACAGCATCTATATCATCATTTGGTCCAGTATCTAAAACTATATGAGATAATGAAACTGCTCTAAATCTTACTGGATTATTTGCATCGCCTTCTTCAACTAGCAATGAACCAGTACCTACTGCTAAATCCATAAATGATTCGTGTACTTCTTGATTAAAATTTGAATTTTGTAATATCTCAAATATATATTCTGTGATTGCATCTAAAGAGGAATCTATTCTTAATCTTTCTTGTTCTGGAACTTCTGTTCCACTTCTTAAATCTGCCCATCTGGCAAAAGTTGGAACCATACCTGATTGTAATCTTGATGCAAATTCTTGAACTCCAACAACTGCTGTTTCATCAAATATTTTATCTGTTTTTCTTTTAGCTACTGTTTCGGTATACATCGATTCTCTCATTGGCATAGAATATTCATATGCTTCTTCGAAATAACCATTCCAATAATCTTTTCTTCTTTTAGCTGCTTCAAATCTTTTTAAGATATCACCAACATAAGAATCAGAAGGTGCTACACTTTCATCTGATACAGTTTGAATTACCATAAAGTTAACCTAATGTACCACCTGAACCACCAGTTGTGTCAAATAATGATCTTCTATATCCAGCAAAAGATCCTTGTTGTCCACCCATAAGTGATCTGCGACCATACAATCCACCTAATTGTCCTTTTTTTCTTTCTTCCTCTTTATCCTTTATAGAAGCAAGTTCTGTATCTCTTGTTGCTTCAGCATCAATCTGTGCCTGAGTTCTTGCTGGAATAGGTGGTGGTGCTGGAGGTTTTTTAGGTCCAGCTATAGCTTTAAATATACTTACGACTTTACTCATAATCTAGTTAGTTAAACCTCTTTTGCATCTTTTTTCAACGCACAATATAATTGATAAGGAGTTATCACAAAACAGTTCCTATATCCAATAAGACTTTTAATAGCTGATACACAATACATTGGAATCCATGACCAATTACTAAACATAGTATAAGGTTTAGTTATCTCTAACATTCTACCTTTGTTTTTTCTGGTATATAAGATAATCTTATTTATATCTTTATCTGATAATATATCCATATAAGTTCCTTTTTTCCCCCAGTCAAATCCAATCCAATGTTCTAATCCTTCTACATATCCAGCAATACAACAATGCCGAAAGCCAGGTCTAGTACATATATCAAACCAATATCTATCCTCTCTATCTGTAAAGAAAATTATCCAACGGTAAATCGACTTCTCCATTTATTAACCTTTTTAACTGGTTTCCTTGAAAATACATCATAATCCCTTCTAGCAACAAATTGTGTCATTGGTTTGTGTTGTTTTAATAATGATTTACCTTCTCCTGCTCCTAAGAACATATACTGAAGAGCATCATGTATATGAGAATATTTATTCTTATCTGGTTTTTCATCATACTTATCTCCAACAACATTCATTCTTCTGTAACAATACCCACCATCAAAACCTCTTAACAATGTTTTGCATGCTGGATCTATCAATATCCCTGACTTTCCATCAATCATTCTGTTTAATACAGAATTTACTGATTCAGTTCTTGTTACTACATCATTAGTTGGAGCAGGTCTTGCTTGTAATCCAGCAGCTCTCATAATCTGGAACGGAGTTGTTTCATCTGTTTGAGCTCTGAAATCTCCAGCAGGATCTCCTATAATTGTTATCTTTTGCGATACTTGAGGAAACAATGTTGCTATTTCAGATTTTAACAGTTCTGAAAATTTCTTAATTCCCATATCCATACATACTAATTCATGTATAAGAAACCATCTGTTTCTTGCAGTTCTTTGTCCAAAGATAGCAGCAGGTGTTAAACCAAAATCTATTCCAATAAATACTTCCAAGTTTTTACTTTTAGGTATAGGTTCTTTAGCTTTATGAACGGCATCATTATAGTTAGGGTAAACTAACTTTCCTTCCTCTATTGTTCCCAGTTTATTTAAAACATAGACATCTATCCATGATTTAGTTTTACCTTTAATAATTTTAGAATAATACTTGGGTGTTAAATGTTGTGCATTTTCTGCTTTAGGATTATTATCATATTCTAGTAGTTGTCCTTGTTTATTTTTACATTCTAACATGCCTGGTGGCTGAGAAAAAAATGCCCAGTCATCTGGTTTTTGCAACATTAATGCTTCTTCTTGTGGAATATAATCAGGTATGTCTACATCTCCTGCCATAACTGCCCACCAATGATCTTCTTCTGGTGCATTAGTATCGCATATTACTCCATACCAACTAGGTCCACCATCCCTGATGGATGGAAATCTACCTACTCTCATAGTACAGGCATCAATAATAGATTTCGGAATTTCTCTTGCTTCATTAACCCATACTCCTGTTAGTTCTAAAGATAATAGTTTTTTTACATCTTCAGGTCTATCTAGTGCCAGGAATATAACTTCTATATCTATTCCCTTCTTTTGTATTCTATGAGTAAAGGGAACGGACCAATAAAAATATCCCCATTCTGCTTCTGGAATCCAGTCTATCCAGGTTTTAATTGTTGTTGTTTTTAATTGAGGATTTGTATTTCTGATAACTGCCCATCTTGATTTTCTTATTCCTTCCTTATTAGGTTTCTGC